GGTAAAAAAGTTGTAGCGGTTTTTATAGCTCGAGTACAAATTTACACTATCGATTGTATATACAAATATATTGGATAAAATGTGTGGGTTGTGGATTCTTTTTTTAACAAAATTTTGCGCATCGATAAAATATATACTTATATAGATAACTTAATAACTTAGTAATATTAAAATGGTATATAGTATAGTACAATTACGTACCTATGATCATGGAAAATAAAATAGACATCAGCCCACTAATATATGTGATAATAATGGTTGTTGTATTTACAACAGCACTTTAAAGGCTTCCGGTGAATTGCTTGGATACCCGAGATAGCTTTCGTATATTTACGGGGTAAATAAGGCAATAAAGCCGGAAAACAAAACCAAAATAAAAGTTATGTTAAATTTAAATTCAAACAAATTCCTAAGTAAAAAACAAATTAATGATGTAGCACCTTCAGTGTTTACAAATCACCCATCTTCAGATGTTACCGAAAAGTATACATTTATTCCTACAGAAAAAGTTATAGATGATATGGAAATATTAGGTTGGAAACCAGTAGATGCAAAAGAAGTTAAAGCTCGTAAAAAAGAAACAATAGGTTATCAAAAACATTTAATAGTATTTAGAAATGATGATGTTGTTATTAATGGTGAAGATGGAGATACAGTTTTTCCTCAAATTCTATTAACAAATTCTCATGATGGAAAAAATTCATTCCAATTTACAGCAGGATTATTTAGAATGATTTGTGAAAATGGATTAGTTATAGCAGATACAGAATTTGAAGATGTTAAAATGCGTCATATGGGTTATACATTTAATGATTTACAATCAATGATTAAAGATATGGTTGAAAAATTACCATTAACAGTTGAATCTATGAATAAAATGAAAAATGTTGAATTAGAAGAAGAAAGAGTTATAGATTTAGCAAAATCATTACTTGATATTAGAGTTGAAGGAACAGATAATACATATGATCCCTCAGCAATAGAGGAAGTTTTAGAAGTACAACGTAAAAAAGACGAAGGATTAGGATTATGGGAAGTATTTAATAGAGTTCAAGAAAACATAATTGAAGGAAATTTCCATTATAAAACAAAATCAGGTAAAGTTAGACAAGCTCGTATAGTTAAGAATTTTAAACAAGATCTACAATTAAATAGAGAAATGTTTAGTAAAGCTATGGAATATGCAGCATAAAGATAATATTTGGATAAATGGATGTTTTGATGTGCTCCACATGGGGCATATCAAACTCTTTAGAAGAGCGCGTCAAATGGGAATGCGAGTAATAGTTGGGATAGATACAGATGAGAGAATCAGGCAAGCGAAAGGGGAGAATCGACCGGTGAATGACTTACATAATCGAATAGACTTTTTAAGATCTATTAAATATATTGACATGATACATTCATTTGGTACGGATGAAGAACTTTCTAATATAATTAAAGATTACTTACCAAGATATATGTTAATTGGTGATGATTATAAAGACAAAGAAATAATAGGGAGTGAGTGGGTTAAGGAAATAATATATGTACCTCGCTATCAAGGATTGAGTTCTTCAAGTATTATAAATGGAACCTACAAAACGCCATATTTATAATAAAATTCCAGCATGGCAGCATATACAGTAACACAAATGACGGCAGGCGTTCTTGGGGAGGTATTAACGGGTGGAACGGCTTATACGTTTACAATCGCGACGCCAGCATATACATCACAAAGCGTTTACTTTGGTTCGGCAACTTTAACGACTGATTCATCAACTATAACAAATACAAATCTTCAAGGTTCATCCACAAACGCAAAAGTTGGTGCATTAAAGGGTGGACTTATTCCACTTTCAAATGTAGTTGATCAAATAACGGGAGTTGGTGCAAATTCTACATTTACATTTGATGTTGATGGAGATATACAAGGGAGTGGTGCTCAAATAGAACTTACTGCTACTGCGGGAACTATAACACGAGCCAATGTTACTAGAGGTGGACAAAACTTTACTAGTGGTGATGGTATTACTATTAGTCAAAATGACTTACAAGCTGCTGGATTTTCTAACGCCGATGCTTCTCAACAACTTGATTTATTTACTGATCATATTGAAGGTAATTATATTTCATCTGATTTTTCCGGAACATTTACTAATTTTACTACTGACGTAAGTCAATCAAATTTCGTTTCTTCATCTGATGGGTTTTCTTTTGGTATAAAACAAGCAGTTGGTACTGGAGCTGGTACTTTTGATTTTACTCCTACCACTACAATACCTGTTAATAGTTATTTAATTAAATCCACGGGGCATATCACATTAAACATATCACCTGCGTAATATATACGTATGTAAGTATTAATATATGTAGAAGGGAAACCTTTTGAGAGAGGCTTGGCTCCCTGAATTATCTTTCGTATATTACACACATAAACAAAAATTAAGGTTACATGCAAAAAATCACTATTAAACAATCAAATCAATATTTTCCTTCTAAAGGTGTAGAAAATGCCTCGTATTTTACTTTAAGCCCTTCTTCTAGAGGAGAAGGATGGGAAGACGTAAAATATTTTACAAGTCGTAAAAAACTTTCATATACTAATCGTGATGGGGATCATGATTCTTGGGTATATGTTTTATCCAATCCTTCACAACCCGGAATACTTAAAATTGGATATACTAGTAGTACTCCCGAAGAAAGAGCAAGACAATTATCTAACGCAACCGGTGTTGCTTTACCCTATGAAGTTGAATTTGCTTACAGTTGTTGGAATGGGTTAGAACTTGAAAAAGATATCCACGAAAGATTAAATGAATATAGACTAACTAAACAACGTGAATTTTTTCAAGTTGATTTAGAAGAAGTTAAGGAAATAATTGAAGAAATAGGAACGAATTATGCGTAAATATTTGGCTCCCCAGGAGATCTTTCGTATATTTATGGTATATTAATAATTTAAAAATTAAGGTTATATGACAGAATTGCAAAATTTTATAGATGAAATGAGGGGTACTAGTAGTGCTACCGATAAAGTCGCGATTATAGCGCGTAGTTCCGCGTTTATACATAAAGTATTAGAATATACTTATAATCCATTTAAACAATACTATACTACAAGTAAAACGTGTAAGAAAAATAGTGATAAATGTTACTATGATAGTAATGATTTATATCCATTTGAATTATTAGATTCATTATCAGATAGAAAATTCACGGGTCATGAAGCAATTGCATTAGTTAATGGTTGGGTTGAAAATACTGAATGTGGTGAGTTGTTATATAGGATTATTGATAAAAATTTAGATATTAGAGCTGGTGATAAGGTAATTAATAAAGCAGTACCAGGTTTAATTCCTACTTTCTCAGTAGCTCTAGCACAAGAATACAAAGGTAAATGTGATTGGAATGATAGTTGGTATGCTTCCCGAAAATTAGATGGTGTTCGTTGTTTAGCTGTTGTTGATTTTGAAGGTAAATGTACACTTTATTCTAGAATGGGTAAAGAATTAACTACATTAAATAAAGTAAAAGAAGCCATTGAAGCCACAAATATTATTAATACTGTTTTTGATGGGGAGATTTGCTTAGTAGATGAAAACGGTGATGAAGATTTTCAAGGTGTAATGAAACAATTAAGACGTAAAGATCATCAAATTGAAAATCCTGTGTTTATGATATTTGATATGATCCATAAACCAGATTTTGACAAACAAAAAGGTGATTTGGTTTTAAGTGAAAGATTACGTACATTAAGGGGTTGGTTTAATGGTAGAAATATTATTGATAGCACATTACGTTATTGTCAACAGTATGAGATAACAGATGGTAGACATTTTGATAAATGGGGTCAAATAGCAACTGATAATAAGTGGGAAGGATTTATGATACGTAAAGATGTTGGTTATGAAGGTAAACGTAGTAAAAATTTGCAAAAAGTAAAGAAATTCTTCGATGCTGAATATGAAGTTATTGATTATGATATTGATAATCATGAAGTAGTTAGAGATGGCAAATCAGAAACACTTAAAATGCTATCACAAGTATGGATTGAACATAAAGGTCATAGAGTAAAAGTTGGTAGTGGTTGGACTCAAGAACAACGA